CTAAAAATTCGATAGGTTTCTCATGAAATCGTATTCTGATATACCCCGAAGGAATACCGAGAAAAGCACGTCCTTCACACGTTCGTAGTGATCCATGAACTCGGCCTCGTCCATCTTGTCGAAGGCTATCGACTTCGGGATCTCTATCCATTCCTTACGTGATATGCTATAGGCCGTATCGCAATGCCCGGCGGCGATCTCTACAGTCTTCCGGAAGCACTCCACGCTCTCCTTGAAATGCGCCGTGGTCTTCTCGTTCTGGTAAGACCATGCGCAATTTATCAAGGCGAAATACTTCCTATGGAAATCTATGTTCCGTGCCAGCGTTATCTTGGCCTTGTAGATCTTGCCTAGCTTGAGCTTTTTCTTCTCGTCATAGTCGGAATCATAGCATGGCCTCAATCCGCTGGCGGTGTTGAGCAAGTATAGCTCCATGGTCAGAACGGCAATCCATCGTCTTCTCCAACCGATGGGGCGTTGTTGATATCCTCCGGTGAGGGGATATTGCTCTTGAACGTGGATTCCATCAAGTCACCTATGCCATAATAAACGCCTTCCTTTCGCTCCTCTTTCCTTGGGGCGCAAGACACATAATGCGTATAGGTGCGGTTGTCGAACGTGACAGGCTCTTTTTTCTCCCCGATCGAGATATTGAGGAAGATCTTCTCTCCCTTGGCCGTCATTACTTTTTTCATCAACTCCTTCGGTATGTCGCTCAAGCAGATTGAGCCGTATAAATTTGCCATAATGTTTATGATTTTAAATTTTAGATTTATAAGCGGGGCGGTCGGTTATTCGCTACGGCAGGGATAACCACCGTCCCGTAGCCACGGCATGCGTGGATTATTTTTTGTTGAATGTTATAGAATATGACATCTTAGCCATCCTTATCGCCGGATGGATCGTGTATATCTCCCCGGTCTCGTCATCAATGACCGTGGTATTATCCGGCACCGTCTTCAGGAACGCCTCCCGTTCTTTTATCTTGGCATCGAGAAGCATCCTTTCCTCGATCAGCCTAGCGTAGACCGGGTCATTGCAATTGGAGTGGTCGTAGGATACGCCTACCTCTTTTATCTTGACCGTGGCCCCGTTCCAAGAGCGCTCCTTCCCGTATTTATCGATCTCGGAAAGGACAGCGTCTTTCATCCGGTCATCGTCCAGCGTCCTCTTGATGGTCTCTTGCATCGCCTTTAGCTTGACGACGTGTGATACGGGATCTACCTCTCCTTCCAGTACCGGGTTCAAAAGGTCTATGGATAAAGCCTCAATCTCTCTTTTCGTTAGCGGGGTCTTGCCGCTTAGCTCTAGTTCTTTGCTCACGACAGGTTATTATTTATTTTATAGTTGTTGTATATCTCGATAATGGATTCCATCTCCACCTTTCCGACGATGTAGGACTTGTTTATAAGGCTCTCCACGGAGAAAGGCTGGTTGGATTCCTTGGTCTTCTTCTCGTTCTTGTATATCCACTTAGATATGGATTCCATGGCACTCTCATTATTTATATGATCTCTCGTAAGCTCTTTCTTCTCGTTGGAGTTAGCCTTTTTAGGCTGCTCTTTAGGCTGCTCCTTTTGGGCGGTATTACCGCTCGCTATGTTAGCGTCCTCGTCATCGTCAGCCACGATGCCAAGAATGGCACAAAAGGCGTATCTCTTGGCGTACGTGATGGCCGATCCTATGGATTGAGCGTCCGCCGTATTGGATGGCATCCTTACCTTGGACGATATCCATTGACCGGAGGAATGAAGCAGTATGGTCCGGATAGAGTAATCATCCTCTATTAGCTGACATACTGAAAGTTCATTGTCGGCTAATGGCTGTTTCGCTGCCCTTTTGCATTCGGATAGGTCCGCGTACTTAAACTTGTACTCTCCTCCTGTTTTAGTCCTTACCTTGACCTCGGAATTGAGGCTTGGTTGCTCTAGCGATCCTTGGAACTTGGCCAACGCTATCGCTAATTTGTCAATCTCTTCTGATTTGTCCATGTTATCGTGTATTTAAATTCGTCAGCCTCCGGGAGTCGAACCCGGACTAAGACCATCGGCCGCCCTTCCCTCACTACCGTGTCCCTTTCCACCGGGCCAATGATATCGTCATGGCCTACCACTTGTCTAGGATATCGGTTGCCGGTCTGGGTCGGGGTTGCACCTCGTAAGGGCGGGATGTTACCAATTATATGAATCACATAGGAACCTAAGCTCCTCCATGCTCTCCTCATATTCCTCGTTGTCCTCCTCCCCGTCGTACTCAGGTTCGCCGTCGGGGTCTTTGATGTAGATGTCTCTCATGAGCTCCATCGATAAGCAAGGAATTTATTCGATCTCGATAATCTTGAATTTTCCTTTCTTTATATATATCTTATGATTGTAGTAGTCTTTGACTATTCCATGATCGGAAACTGTGTTTATGTTCCCGGTGCAATCCTCGACATATGAGTTATCGTAAGCCTTGACCGTGGCAGAGTCGTAAGCCTTGACCGTGGCAGAGTCGCAAGCCTTGACCGTGGCAGAGCCGTAAGCCTTGACCGTGGCAGAGTCGCAAGCCTCGACCGTGGCAGAGCCGTAAGCCTCGACCGTGGCAGAGCCGCAAGCCTCGACCGTGGCAGAGCCGTAAGCCTTGACCGTGGCAGAGCCGCAAGCAAATGCTCTAGTATTAGATGCGTGTTCTTTTCTGGTATAAATGCCAGCTTCGCTTAACTCCTCTTCAGAGAAGTTATCTTCTAGGTAATTTGCGTCAATCATTTTAGATGTTCTAAAAACCCAAAACCAATTGCTTGTTATAGCCTCTAACAAGTCCTTTTTGCTTTTGGCGTTTAATCCTATCCTGTATCCATCTTGGCAAGCGTGATGTTTTTTAGCCCGTTCAAGCAGATCTTCTTTTAATTCTTCGAATGTCTTCATTTTTTATCGTTTATTAGTTTAATGATATCTTTTCTTATCTCTATCAATTCTTCCTTGCTAAGTACCCTTAGCTCGTCTAGGATATCGTCCTTCTTGGATCGGTTAGGTCTTGAAGGGGCTTGCACCACATATAACACCCCGAAATCATTTTTCTGACTCATAAGTCATTATAACTATTTGGCGTACCACAATAAAGATTGATATGATCGCTAGGATCAAGAGGTGAATATTGAGAGGTTTTTCGTACCACTCAAATATTGACACTATTGATATCAGCCCTAATATGGTAGCTGCGATCATCCTTAGCGAGAAGATGATAATGCTCTTTATGGCCCGGAATATCTTCCATAACCATGCTTGGTTTCTCTTTATCATATGTTGTTGATTTAAATTTCTTGATGTGAAAAGGCCTCATATCCTCACGGACGGAGACCTGCGTTGCACTTTCGTGAAATAATTGATTGAATAGCATCCGCTAGGGATGAAACGTGCTCCCTGCCGGGCTTGAACCGGCGACCTTCCGCTTATGAGGCGGCTTCTCTTACCTACTGAGATAAGGGAGCGTTTGCCCGTCTTTCCGGGCCGCCAACATTATGAACCGCCATGTCATCACCGTCACATTCCACATGATTTCGTGGAACCTCCACCTCGATAAATACTCTTTGGACTCATTTCGGATTTACCATACCATTTTTATCTACTACTCTATCGGCTTTCCCATCTTCGGACAGGCCCGACATCCGTCCTCAATTCGGATAGAGTGGTGCGTTCATTGATACAAGATTGTGGATGGGAGGGGATTCCAACCCCTATGCGTCTATTACGCTGGCTCAATGTCTACCCATCCGTTTGCCGGGGAATCCCACCCCGGCACAGTTTAAGTAAAAACTAATATTCCCTAATTGCCTGCCTCACGGCGGTATATTAAGGTCTTGGTTGTGAAGTGTATAATAATTAGCAATGTGATTTAAGCGTGGTAGCCGGGGGAACTCGAACCCTCTGTAACCCTAGATAAATAATATAACAAGATAACCAATCTAACATTGGACGCACGCCTTGATCGTGCGGCTAAACGAATAATATTAAAACTGATCATGGTTTGCTACCTGTCCTAAGTAATTCTTAGGGCGGAATCCTTCTTTCTTTCATAAGATTAAACTTGGTTATTAATAGGTCTATCGGTCTTATTCATTTTTCTTCCTCTATTGTATCATCTAATAACTTATCGATAGCCATGATAACCTTATCCGGCAACTTATTGGCGGTATCGTTAGACTTGAGATATTCTATAGTTCCGCCTATTCCGATAATCATCAGCATATCCCTTTTAGAGGGGATGAACACTAGCAAAAAAATAGGGATTGATATATAGGCGGCACATTTGATAGCCATGTTCTTAAACTTGGAATCGTTTTTAAAATCATCTTCAATAAACCACGCGAGAATATATATGGAAGTTAATACTCCCAAGATAAATACTGCGATTGTCGCCAACGTCTGTATGGCATCTAACCTTGTGATCCAATAAATCTCATTCATGGTATCATGGATTGATGTCTTCAACCTCGCTCTCGAGATCGTTCTTGATCTCATTGATAGCTTGGATGGTGTTTTCCGCGTTAATAATCGTCTCCTTGTACTCGATCAATTGATTGATCTTGCTCTTGTAATTTACCCCGTCTTCACCTAGGTTGTTTATCTCCTCGTGATACCGGATGTCGGCTAATACCTTTTGCTCCTCTACGTTGTTTAACGCCGAGTCAAGCGCTCTCATGATCTCTTGACTCCTTAACTCTGACAGTCTCTCTGTTTGTTTTTTACCCCTAAGGATAGAAAGGATCTTTTTCATACTCTCAATAATTTTGTTGTTTTTATTAAATGGATTTTATCGCTATGTGATCCTCCATTATTAATCATTTGGAGGAGCGCATCCATTCCTCTGCTTATTTCGGTGTTTGGATAATTTTCCCATCCAAAGCCGCCGAAACCTTCGATTGGATTCTTTTTTTCTGATTGATTCTCCATTTCGTGTTTTATATTTAAAAAAATAACGTTTTCTTTATCCGGCCTGCAATAAGAATCACAAAACCATTCTTGCTCTTTTCCTCCGCATCCTTGACATCTTTCTTGGAAATAGCACTTCTCGCATTCTTGCCACTGCGTGTTATCCAAGTTCTGTGTTATGACAAGTAGCGTGTCTTTCCCAACAGTTACTGTGCTCCCGATAGGGATTGATATCAGTTTGTTGTGCAATATTTATCTATTAGATCCCCCCCACAACCTCCAACGGTTTCGAGAACCCGAATGATAACGGGTGGGGGAATTTTTATTATAAGTAGATTCTTCCGGCTTATGCGTCACAGGTGCGATAAGACCATAAGCCGGAAGACTTATTAATGTGGTCTCGTCTTTTTGGAAAAAAACCTTTCCTGAGCGAGCTTTACGTCCACTAGGATATATTTGCCATTTTGTTTTATGGCATCCCCGAAAATCCCCTTCTTCTTGTATCTCGCTATGGTGGATGTACTTACTTGGAGCAATTTCGCCAAGGAATCTAGTCCCCTCACGTATTTCCGGGATGGATCTTCTCCTTTTTGGGTGGCTAGCCTTGATATGATCAAGTCCGCTAGTTGTCCGGCTGTCACTTGGGTTGCCGGTAATTCCGCTATATTCTCCATATTGTTATTGTTATAATGTTATATTCCTCCCTCTACAGCCTCTAAAAGCCCTAGAGGATATCTCTATTCTAGCTATGGACCGGCATCTTTGCCTTGCCCTTCTCATTTCCAGATGAGAATCCACGCAAAGGATAAGTAGCAAGACGCACGCCACGGCCGAATGAACCATCTGTTGTATATTTACGTTAGCCTTTATATCGCACAGTCTCTCGCATAGCTTTATGGCCAATTCCCTTCCGTTCCTTACGCCAAGTATCTCGAAAGCCGTCCTTAGCTGGTTTATGATAGTATGCAACGACCTGTGTTTTTTCTCGGCTATCTCCTTTTTCTCGAATCCCACGGCGTAATACTGGGCCGTGTAATCACATTCCTCGGTTAACTCGGTGAATACCCTTTCCATGATCTGTCATGTTAAGCGTCTGACATAAACGATCCCTTCTTCCTTGTTTGATACGGAAGACCATTTTCTTCCCTCTCTATAATACTTAGCGTTTAACAGAGACACGTTATTTCTAACCGTCTCCAACACTTCTATAGGGAATGATAGTTTCTCAGATACTTTCATTTCTCTGATCTTTCTTTTGCTTTCCACTTTTTTCTGCATGATTTACATTTCCTTTTTATTTATAATAGCTCCCCCACAACCTCCAACGGTTTCGAACCCGAATCATAGACGGGTAGGGGAGTGTATCTTATGCGTTAGATAGACAGTTTGACACCGATACGGAAATATCCGTACTTCACTGACACGACGTAATATCTAACCTTTGTATATACATTATTAAATATGTAGACTCCAACGCCGGAACCGATCAAACTACATCGGGAGCGGGGATCATCATCCCTTCCGGTATCTTCGCCTATCATAACCTTACTCGCCATACCTATATCTCTTGCGTATATCCTCTTATGGGGATAAGGATTTTATTCAATAAGTCAAAGAACTCTTTTTTAGTGGCCCTTCCGGGACTCAAACCCGGGACCTGCGGTTTAGGAAACCGTCGCTCTGTTCGTCTGAGCTAAAGGACCTTATATCATTTTGGCATGTTTATGCCATTTCGTTATTTCAATCTTTATCGTATCTTTGTGCGTGATTGAATGATGATGCAAATATATAGTATTTTACTATACAATCAAACTATTATAGAGTAAAATGCTATATAAAAAGTTTTTTTAACTTTTGGGCGTTTATGGATATTATGTAAAAATGTATGTCTAGTAGATTTTGCAAGTAAGACATTTGATCGTATTTATCTATATTTCAATGTTTTTTTATATTGATTTGTGGAATCGTTTTAGTAATTTGATATAGGAATAAATATATATAGTTTTTTACTATATAATAAAATTAAGTAGAATGAGAATAACATCAGAAATAATTAGTTCTATTCTTGATAGAGAAGGTCTGAAAGCAGCAACATTTGCGAAAAGTGTTGGGGTTGTACCTACTCAAATATATGACCTTCAAAAAGGAAAGATTAAGAAAATATCTGAAGAGATTGCTGATAAAATAATATCTGTATATCCTCATTATAATAAAGTTTGGCTTCTTACAGGTGAAGGGGATATGCTAACCTCTGACGTTCCACCCGCACGATCAGTGGATATCCCGGAAGAAATAGGTGACGGCTTTAATCCAAGAGAGTTGCTAGATATCATACATGACCTAACGGCGCAAGGCAAGCAAAACGCGGAGGCGAACGAGAGGAACAGCCGGAATATCGAGAAACTCATAGGCCTGTTGGCCGAGTCGTTGAAACAAGAGAGAGACGAGAGGTCCGGAAACCGGCAAGGAGAGAAAGATTCTGCTTAATAACATGTGAGCGTTGTAAAACAAACTTTTTCGCTGTACTGTTTAATTATTACCTTAAAAAATCTAATTAATATGGTTGGCGATTATGACGATAGAGTAGAGCAGATTATTCGTTTGACGGAAGATTTGTTTTTAGAGAAAAGAAAAGTGGTAATGTCGGTGAGAGTGTATAACCGTGGTATTGCGAATCCAGAGATATCCAAGCGATGCCTTTATGTCAAACGTAGGAATGTTGATTCTAGCGAATTTTCAACATAGAGATATTAAATATGATAATAAGTCAAATAGACCAATAAAAAACGCCCGTGTCAGAAAAAACACGGGCGTTATACTTTTTATATGCGAAAAATCGAACAATTGACTAGGCCTTAGCTATATTGGTTTATGGAGAGATATGTGTTGAAAACGTGTGTTTTATGCTCTTATTTTGAATTTATTGATATTTTTTTGAGATTTTATTATTTTGCTGTGTGCTAATCACGTATCTTTGTAACGTAATAAAATATCATTATTTAAGTATGAAAGCTGATTTAACAGTACATTCAATGTCTCGAAAATCGAATGTGAGAGCTTCTAAGCTTAGATCCAAGGCTGATAGGATGGGTTGGAAACCTATTTCATCTCGTTCTAAGAGATGCGTGATGTTTTCGATGGGAGAGGGGAATATTGTTGACAGAAAGAAATATGTCGTAGGTAGAGAACGTCCTTGTCGTATTGTTCCATAAGTATTATGTTAGAGAGTATTCATCCTTACGAATTAAAATATATACAAAAGGAGAAACCGAAAAGTCGTGATGCTTTTGATTTTTGTCTTGTCTATTCTTTTTTTACAAAAACTGATCCAGAAAGAATTAAGTATATCGTTAGGGCTGAATTTCATGAGGATGTAATAGCTATAAAGTTTTATGCGGCCAAGAATAGTAAAAGTGAGAATAAGTATCATTTAATATTGGATAAAAATGGATATAGGGGTACATTATGTATTTTAATGACATGTGTCAACCTTATCCCAATGCTGCTTAAGGATTATCCTTCCTCCTCTTTTATTATAAAAGCTTCTAATACTATAGATATCAAAAGTAAAAAGGAGGAGGATGATTCAGTCAACCAAAGATTTAGAATATATCGATGGCTTTTTTCAGAGACTATAGGAGATCAGACGTTTGAGCATATTGAATATAAAGATGTAAGCGTGTACCTATTAGTTAACAAGAGTAATAAGGACATAGATTCTAAAAAAAAGAATATCGAGAAATTGTTTCTTACTAGATATGTGGTTAGTGAAAAATCGGAGATACCATCATGAATATGTCTTTTAACCTATCAAATAATTATATTGCTACAAATTATATCTTATCGAACTTGCTCATCTCATCCTCCTTCAGCTTGTCCACTATATGAGTGTAAGGTTTCATGGCCTTGAGGTCGTTGTGCCCTGTCCATCTCATGATGACTTGAGGGGGGATGCCTAGCATAAGGGCGTTGACGACAAACGTCTTCCTTGCGACATGGGTAGTAAGCCGTTCCCACTTGTGGAATGTCTGCTGTATTCGCTTATTGCCCTCGTACCATACCTCGGTTATCTCGGAGTCCAGCTCCGCCATCTTGCCGAGATCCTTTAGATGCATGTTGTATTTCTGATTGGACAAGACCGGCAGCGCCTTTCCGTTCTTGAGCTCGATGTTTTCGTATTTATCAAGTATTGATTTGCTGTACTTGTTCAACTCGATCTGTATGTTATCGCTGTCCTTCTGTGTCACGATGTCAATCTTCCCGTTAATGATATCCGTCTTCCTTAAGTTATATACGTCGGAGTAACGGAGGCCGGTGAAGCAGCAGAAGCAGAAAACGTCACGGACGGTGGATAACGTCCCTTCCTTTATATACATATTATATATACGCATCAGTTCCTCCCATGTCAAGTATATGACCTTCTTCAGCTCGAAGTTCGCCCCTTTAAGCCTTGGGCTGAACCTTCGATAGTCCTTTCTCGTGTTGTATCCCTTGTCGTCGGCCCATAAAAGGAATTGCTTTATAAAGTGCAGGTACTTGTTCAACGTGGTATTCCTTATACCCTTGTATTCCCTTAAGAACTCTACGAAGTCTTGCAAGGTATCCTCCGACAGGTCATCGAACTTGATCTGTGGATTGAACTCCTCCAGAAGGTGCATGATCGAGTTATGTTTGTAGTGCGATGTCTTCGTCCATGCGTTCTGCCTCCCTACCATATCGATAAACTCCTTGTAGATATCGAACAGGGATATCGGCTTCCTCTCTTCCTCTTTTACCCGGCCTGTCGCAACCTTGAACTTTTCCTTGATATCGTTGGCGCTAGGCATCTCGCCCTCTCTCTCGTATTGGCGGAATATGTTTTGCAATGTGGCACGTATATCGTCAAGATCGGAATTTATCTCGGAAGAGCTTTCCCCGGCCTTGTTGAAGCATCCGTTTTTAACGATGCCCTTCTCCGGGACGAACTTGCTTGCGTCTATCCTATGCCCCGTGAAAAACGTTATCCTGTTCCGGTTGAACGTAACCATGCATCGGATAGGTACGTTCTTTACGATCAATAGCCCATCCTTCTTCCTTTTCTCTACGTCAAACGTTATGCTCCTCTTTATTTCCATGATAAAAACGTGTTGCGTGTAACTACGCGAATTTACACGCAAAAAACATGACATCATATGACATAACATGATATTTAGTGACTGTTTAAAAACACATGAAATCGTTGAACATGAGCGCATATGATATTGTTTGATACTGTATGACAGTATAAGTTATGGTCTCTCCATCTCCACGGAATGAAAAAAGGTCTTACGGATTGTCCGTAAGGCCTTTTTTCATTCATTGTAAACCCATTTATAAGGAGGTGGCGGTACGTATGGACCAGCCTTTTGATGGGGTAATATATCAACCGATTTGACGATTACGTTATTACCTTTCTGGGTACAAACCAGACATTTTGAACGTAATTTCCTCTTAGCCATGTTGAAGACGATATTCGGATTGAAATGAACTCCGTTTATACGAGTCTCAAAATGTAAATGCTCGGTAGTAGCCCTGCCGGTACGTCCGGTTAAGGCGATCGGTTGTCCGGCGAGAACACGATCTCCGGGTTTAACCAAGTTCTTGGAGTTGTGGCTATAGATCGTTTCCAGTCCATTATAATGGCGGACAACGATAACGTTGCCATAGGCGGCGAATGGTTTCGCCATCCTGACAATACCATCGAAAGCAGACACGATCGTATCGTTGGCACAAGTTTTGATATCTACTCCGGAATGATGTCTTCTCCTTCCCCCGTAAGGAGAGATCACGTTTCCATTAGGAAGGGGAAATGCGTATTCCCCGGCGGGGATCAAGGATAAATCAATAATTTCCGTGTTATTCTCATCGAATAGCTTGGGGTCCTTGATCGCTATCTGGCTTTTATCACGGGGCGTAAAGGCTTCCGTGATATCTTTTCTAGGAGAATGACAAACCGCTAGCTCCGGAGCTTCCGGCAACATGAAATTGAAATCCACGACGGGAAGAGGAATATTTGCCGTAGGGAAATCCACAGTTTCGGGAGGGGCCGGGCGTGGAGCAGGCTTTTGCGTACGGCAAGACGCAAATAAAATTAGCGTAAGAATGAGTATTCCATTGTGTATTTTAGATGCCAT